TTAGGGATGCTGGAAAGAATGAACGGCAAATGAAGATTAACGCCGGCACGAAAAAATTATTGACGAAATAAATGATATGACTGATACTTTAAACTATATAAAGGGGAGGATGAATGGTAAATCACAATAAAGGTTTTTGTTCGTCATACCCGGCCCAGCTGTCATTTCATCGAATCCTCCTTGTGCATCCGGTTACTGGCTCAACCGATGTCCTCAACACGCAGCTGGGCCATCCTTTATAGGCGTATGGGTGGGTTATGCCAAAACACAGAAAAACGCCACTTCAACTATACCGCGACACAGTTATCGTGGAGTTAAAGTATATCCGGAAAACAGTGGACAAGAACGAGACGTCTCTTGAGAAACTTAATGGCAGGGTTAGGGAAACAGAGCAGGCTGTTGAGAAAATTAAAGGGATTGGTTCTGTACTTGGTATTATTTTTAGCGGTTTCATTGCTTGGCTATACCGTGTAAAAGGTGGTTAAACATTTTAAAATGACAATAATCAATAAAAAGGAGAATATAATATGGAATGGTTAAGCTGGACTAACGGTGCTTATTTGGCAGCGATAATTATTGGCGGTGGAATGACCTTTGCTGCTGCTAAATATAAAAACCTATTGAAAGAGATAAAGGAAGCATTAAATACTTATCACGAAGCTGCTAAAGATGGAAAGATAACTGAAGCGGAACGCGATAAGATTGTCAAAGAAGTATTAGACATTGCTTCTGCCGGTGTAAAGATTTTCTGGAAATGGTAGAGTCTACGTTAAATAATGCCATTTTTAACAGTAGATGACGAGGGTAATTATTTAAGTTGCCCGGAGTGCGGTTCTTCCAATTTAACACGCAAAGGTTATAAAGAGACAAAAGACGGCCTGCGCAAACAACGCTGGCTTTGTTCTTACTGTAATTACCGCACCATATACCCTGCCCGCAACAGCCGGGATACTATTACCGAAAATGTCCGGTTAAGCAAGCAAAAGCAGGGCTATCAGGATCGCAACCGGATCGAGCGCAAGTCCTTCAGGGAATACGCCCGGGTTGAAAATGCTGTTTCTGAATTAAATAAAAACCTCATTAAAATATTAACAAAGCATAAGCTATCCCCCCTAAAAAGATTAAAAAAAGAAAATAACAGTTGCATTGGTGTGCTGCAGCTGTCCGATAACCACTTAAATGAGCGCGTTGACCTGTCGCATAACACCTTTAACTACGAAATAGCCGGTAAACGCCTGAAATTGCTCATAGAACGCGCTAAAATGTTTTTTAAGATGTATGGCGTATCTAATGTACTTGTCGCCTTTACAGGCGATTTACTGAACTCCGACAGAAGATTGGATGAATACCTTACCAATGCCGGTAACAGATCAGCGGCGGTGTTCTGTGCAGTAGACCTGTACCAGCAGCTGATCCGTGATATGAAACGCAGTTTTAATTTGTCTGTATTAAGTGTCAGTGGTAATGAATCAAGGATAAAAGACGATTACGGCTGGGCCGATGTGGTGGCTACTGATAACTACGATCATACTATTGTCAATATACTGCGGTATATATTCAAAGGCAGCGACATAGACTTCATTGATGGAGATCCGATGGAAAAGGTTGTTGACTTGGGAGGACAAAAAGTTTTATTTATTCACGGACACGGCAGGATAAAGGCAAACCACGAAACAGCTATTAATCAGATCAAGGGTGTATATACCTCAAGAGGAATTAATTTAGACTATGTGGTATCAGGCCATGTACATTCTGCAAGGGTAGGTGATACATCCGCAAGATCAGCGTCGCTGGTTGGTGCTAATGATTATAGTGAAAAAGCATTGAATCTTGAAAGTCGAGCATCACAGAACTGTTATGTATTTCATAATAACGGCAACCGGGACGGCATCAGGATCGACCTGAATAACGTGGAAAATATCAAGGTTGGATATACTGTAGCTGAAGAAACGCAGCAATACCACGCCAAATCTTATGACAAACTACATGAACCGGTTACAATAATGAAGATTCAGGTATGAAAAAGAAAAAGACAATTTCAAAGCACGATATTATCCGTGCCATTAACAGCCTTAATCACAGTATGAATAGCCTTGTGGAAAGACTTGAGCTGCTGGAAAAGAATTTCGGTGAATATGTGGAAATGAAAGATGATGTTGGGAAGCTGAAAAAATATAGAAGTAAAAAAAAAGAAGGGAGTCTATCATGGGTAAAGCGTTTAATGCAATGGTTAAAAATATCATTGAAAGAGAAGGCGGATCAAAAATAACCCGCGATCCGGATGATCCCGGCGGAACTACTCGCTTTGGAATAAGCCAACGCGCTCACAAGGATGTAGACATTGAGAATCTCACCTATGATAAGGCTTCGGATATTTATTACGAACATTATTATAAACCTGCCAAAACAAGATCATTCCCTATTGACTTACAGGAAATATATCTTGATATGGTAGTGAATATGGGTTACAGCCGTGCAGTAAAAGTTGTGCAGCGGGCAGTGAACGCTAAAGGAGCTGACCTGATAGTTGATGGCAAACTTGGGCCTAAAACGCTTGGAGCAGTCAGAGATAAAAACCTTGAACCAGAAAGACTTACAGCCTACCGCGTTGTTTACTATGTAGAACTCTGCAAAAAACGCCCTTCAATGTGGAAATATTACTTTGGATGGTACCGCCGATCTACTGAAGTATAGTATTTTCTCATAATTTATTAGTAGAAAAGGTTATTTTGACGTAGTTTTTGGGCGAAATATAAGGGCTATACTATGATAATCAAGGCTTCACAAGTAAGAAAATTGTTTAATGAGCGCAAAGTTCAGATAAGTGATGATGCGGTTAAAATGATTGGAGACATTGTAGCGAGGGACGTAAGAAAGATGGTTGCTCGCTGTGTTGAGGGCAATGTTCCGCGTTTAACAAGTTCTCTCATTTATATTGCGCTTGGCAACTTAACGCACAAGGAGTAAACAATGGACAGAAAACAGTTCTTGAAGGAACGTCTTACAGGACTTGGTGGATCGGATATTCACCATTTATTCAATGAAGAACCATACGGATGCTCTCGCAAGCTGTGGTATGACAAAACGAGTCAAGAGCCTGACTACCCGGTTATTGCTTCCAATATTATGACAAGGGGCAATAAGCTGGAACAGTTGATCAGGGAAGAATATGTTTTGCATACTGACAGGAAGATCCGCAGGGTTAACCGTATGATAACCAGTAAACAACATCCGTGGGCCATGTGTCATCTTGATGCTGAAATTGTAGCATTTGATGATCGTAAAACCGGGATACTGGAATGTAAATCAGTTGGCAGGCCGATGTATTACAAGATCAGGGATGAGGGGATTCCCACCAGTTGGATATGGCAGATGCAACACTATCTGCTGACAACCAATCGTCAATGGGGCAGTTATGCTGTGCTATGGGCTGATAATTGGGAGTTCATTCACTTTGATGTTGAGGTAGATGCAGAATTGCAGGAATCAATCATCAGTGCCGGCACAGGTTTCTGGCGGATGGTTGAGAACGGCCCTGCGCCGGTACAGCTGGACGCAAAAGACAAACGCTGTTCCAACTGCGAATACCGCCACACCTGTCAGGGTGAAAAACTGATGGTGCTTGCACAGGGAAATTCTGATGAGGTACCATTCGATAATTCGCTTGACACGCTAATGAATGAGTATGCTACAGTGAAGGTATTACAGGAGGAGACAGCAGCACTGGTCGAAAGCAAGAAGCAGGATATTAAAGAAGCGCTTGGTGACCGGGTGTTAGTTGATTGTACAGGTTTCCGTTTGTATTACAAACCGGTTGAATCAACACGGTTCAAGAGTTCTGCTTTGAAAAAAGAGAACCCTGACCTGTATGAAAAATATGCTTACAAAAGTGTATCAAGACCATTTCGCATTAGATCAATATAGGAGGATACAATGACGAAAGTAACAAGTGTAGTGATCCCAGACACCGATTTCACCGAGGGTCAGATCATCACAATAAAAGAAACTGTTGCGAGTGGTGCAACAGACAATGAACTGAAGCTGTTTCTATACCAGTGCAGTCGCACCGGGCTTGATCCGTTGAGCAAACAGATTCATTTCATTAAAAGAGGTGGAAAAGCAACTATCCAAACCGGCATTGACGGTTTCCGGGCCATTGCTGAAAGAACAGGTAAGTATGCTGGTAATGATGACTACCTGTTTAACAATGATAAGACGATGTATGAAATGCTGAAGGCGAAGATGGAAAACCCTATCACAGCAACTGCCACGGTTTATAAGATTGTTGGCGGGGTAAGAGTATCCTTTTCCGCTACGGCGATATGGGATGCTTACTGTCCAAAGGGTAATGAATCGTTTATGTGGAAAAAAATGCCATACCTGATGCTGGGCAAGTGTGCTGAAGCGCTGGCATTGCGTAAAGCGTTCCCTAACGATTTAAGCGGTGTTTATACTGATGATGAGATGGAACAGGCTCAAACACCGCCGGAAGTTGTTGTTAATGCAACCAATAAAAAGATGAAAGCACTCAAAGCAAAGGTTGAGGATGCGAAAAATGGAAAAAACCCGCCGAAGGAAATGACGGAGGAACAGCGTAAAGAGATTGAGAAGCTGGTGGAAGATGAAAAATGTACCGGTGTTAAAAATGATGTGGATTTATGGTTGTCGGAAAAGGTTGATAACCACACCTTTGCAGCTGGTGAAAGAACAATCGAGAAACTCAAGAAGATTATTGAAAAATGAGATATTATGAAGTATCTGTCAGAACTTGGGTTTCTGCCGATTACAAGAGTCTAACGCAGGATGGACAGCTATTATGGCTGTTCTTCCTGTGTGGGCCTATTAAAACGCCTTTACCGGGGTTTTACAGTGTGGGTGCTGGTGCTTGTTTAGATCATCTGCGCTGGGAGCCGGAAAAGTTTTATCAGGCGTTCAAAGAATTACAGGATCGTGAGATGCTGGAATTTGATGATGAAAATAATGTTATTTATTTACCGAAGTGGGCCAAGTATAACAGACCGCCGTCCAACCCTAATGTAATGAAAAGCTGGTTGTCTCTGCTTGAGAACATACCTGATTGTAATTTAAAGATGCACTACATAGACGGACTTGCTGACGTGGTCAGGAATCTTGATGAATCAATACAGGCAGTGTATGATAATTGGACAGCCCTGTATGGTATTTCTGCTGAAAACATTGAAGATATGGAGATAGATTACGATGTCTGACAATAGTAAATCTTATTACAAGATGACAGATCAGGAAAAAAGGGATTATTCCAAACATATACAAACAAAGTACATAAGAGATTTTGCTGAATATTTAAAGATCATTAACAAAGGCCGGATCACACTGCACAAACGACAGATCATTGAGTGGGTAGAAGGTTTGCGTACTTTCGGCCCGGATGTTCTGGATGCTGGCTGGAAAAGCTGGATTCAGAAACTCAAACCGCACTATGTACCCTCTATTTCTGATGGTATTGCACATTTTAAGGCAGTATCAGCCAACATATCGCAGAAAACACACCATAAGACCAAACACGAAGAAATGAGCCTTGAATCAGGCAGTGATTTCAGTCAGCTGATGCAGATTTGTATGTCGTATTCAAACATCGGGCCTATAGGATTTCACAAGAATTGCATACGTTTTTATGAGGATATGCTGGCGAAGGAAACTGTCAAAGATAACAAAAGATCATTTAATGATGCTCTACGAACCCACAAAAAATTATTAAAAGAAGCAGAGGCTAATTCTGATTTCCAACAGATTTCCAAAAATCACCAGAAAAAAATAGTTAAAAAAATCAAAGAAGTGTTTGTCGATCCGCCTAAAAAGAAGATAATGCGCGGTGATCAAAGTCCGATATAATATGCGTAAAGATGTAGCCATTGAATTAAAGAATAAGGCGGAAAACATCGCCCGGAAATACTCAAACACCGAACGGACGCAGAATTTCAACAATGAAACATTTGAAGTATCAGAAATCATTCCGCTATCTGCACAAGTAGCGATGGTCATATTTGAAAAGAATACCGGAAAAAGGGCAATCGCGCATTTCATTCATGTAGATCATCCGAAAAATCCATTTTGGCAATACTATTTTTTAACATCGGAACATTTCATAAACCTCGATATGCTTCAAAAGAAATACGCGGAAATAGAAAAGCATAATTTTGAATTGAACTTTGAACAACAAGGGGAGTTCTTATGATTACAATAGCAACTTGGATAGCAAATATACTGATATTCGCCATTGCAGCAATATTGTGGATTGTGGCAATATGGTGCAGTATGTTATTGTTATTCACTTTCATAGATAGAATAAAAGGGCAACGGAATTAATATGAATAGAGTAGCAACAGCGACAGTAAAATATACAGAAGCAGAAATTCTATTATTAATAAACAGTCTGGAAATGACGATTTCAACAAAAGTGCCATGTGTTATCAATGGACAGTGGAAAACACCATACGAGAAACTGCAAAAAGACTTAAAAAGGATTAAGCGGGAATTGATTGACTTCAAACATAAAAAAAGTCTTGAGCCGGAAAATAAAGATAAAAGTGCCTGAAATACACAGAAGGGGATTTATGTTTGTGGATAAACACGATAAGCAGGTAATGATTAAAGATTTGGAACAATACCTGAAAAAAGAATATCATTACATACTTAAAGAAATAAGTGATTCTAAATTAAAAAGATTATGGACATTATTGCATGGCAGGCTACCTGAATAAATTTTACAGACTTACCATTAAAATTAACCTCCCATTCAAGTACGTCAAAAAAAGCACCAGCATTACGCCGGTTACGCCGTTTCATATACCGTGCAGCATAAAATTTATCGAAAAGGAGAAAAACAATGGTTGATAAAGATAGAATAACAAAGTACCTGCCCAATACTTACTTGAATTGGCTAACAAGTGAAGCAGAACGGTTAGCGAAAAAAGGGTGGGCAACTTTGATTGTAACCCAATACAGAGAAAGGGGGGGTGAAAAAGTTGAGGCCTATGCACTTTTTAAGGAATAAGAAAATAAATAAGAAAAAAAGAAAGGATAAATAAAATGGCAGATAAAACATACATCAATAAATGTTGGATACGTGAAAAGAAGTTTGACGATGGAGGAAGCATTCTGAATTGCGGGTTCTATGTTGATGAATTAAAAGAACACGCTGACGAAAACGGCTGGATCAATATGGCTATCGCAGAACGTCGTGAACCAAGCGACAAAGGTTATACCCATTATGCTTACAAAGATGATTGGAAACCCAAAGTCAGTGAACAGGGTGGTATGCCTGATAATGACGAAAAAATGCCGTGGGATGACTAAATCGCTTACCATTGAAGGTGTCCCTAAAGCACAAAAAAGACACAGGTTTGGCAAGGGCTTCGTTTACGATCCTTCTAAAAAGGATAAGGCACAGCTCCTTCCACTGCTCCGCAGTCAGTTAGGCTCATTGCCGACTGCAAAGCCAGTA